CCAATTACTTTAGTTTCATATTTTCCCGGTGTTATAGTCGACTGTACCTTGCCTACCAAGTGGTACCCACCTAAATTCATTTGATATGCTAAGGATCCTGCGTCCTCAATTGAACCTAGGCCGGCGAGACTGGGGTTAACATAATAATACATCCCCGGACTAAACAAGGATGTTCCAATAAGGCTTAAGTCTGTGTTATACGGTAGTTTAAGCTGTGCCATTTGATCAACACCTTGTTCTTCGGCCTGTTGAGACCTTAACTCCGTTAAGAAGTTAATATTAACCTTTTTGAATGTCATATCTTTGAGAAGGCCCATGTCAGAGCCAATATTAAAATGATATATACCGTCTTTCACGTCCTCAGCGGGATCTCCCCCTCGTTCAAGCAGTGACTTCGCTGTTGTCATATATATCAACAAATAATCATATGAAGTTTTGATCATTGACTCGGTAGATATTGGCTCAGTCACCTTGCTGGTATACTCTTGTTTAAATTCAGCACTATCTATATCAATAACGCGGCGCTTTGGTAGAAGCTCCTCTATTTTTCCAACTCTCCTCCCGCATATCATATGGTCAGACCCACCAAAGTCGACTTGTTTACCGGGCAAGGTCAGGGCGAGCATGCTAGCCCGAGTTTTATCAACCTTGAAAGACTTTGGCATGCCCACTCCCAGCGCTGGGACGACTAGGTTGTTTATCAAGCTGGTTATAAAGCTGCCCAGCGGCATTTGTGATCTCCGGCGCCTGACGATTTTATTAATAAACCAAGCTCTAAAATAATTAAAAGACACAGGGAATTGAGCCATGTTAATTCTTTTTATGTTCCCGTTAGAATCTTTATACTCCATTGGTCCAAGTAGGATACGGGCATTTTTAAGAGGGTACCCTAATGCTGTATTTTTGTCGTCTGGCGGGAAATAGGATTCTGTTCTAAACACAGAGCGCATATCGTGGGGCCCTGGTGGTCCAGTGAACTCAACATTTTCTTTGAAATTTATCACCCCCATACCAGCATTTTTGCATGCCAATTCAATGATGTCACCAAGATATATAAAATAGAATTTATGATTCTTATTCGTTGAACCAAGCACCCCCTTTCTAGCTGGATCAGGCTTTTTCTTTTTCTGATCTTTTTCGTCGTCTTTTGATTCAGACTCTACATCAATGGCAGCAGCAATTTCTTGAGCTGCGTCATTCGCAATTTTTGGATCAATTGGATCAACGCGGTGGCATCTATTAATTAAAACGCCAGTTGAGCCCTTGCCTATGGCAGTTGTTTTAGAAAGAAGATTTTCTTCTTCTGTTATATTATTTTTTTCAATGCCTCTGGCAGTGGGATCATCCTTAAAAATTATGCCTTTTGACGTTGCAATAGTATCCGCATCTGCGTTGATGCAGAAAAGCCGAGTGCCATCTGAATCTTTTGACTCATCGTTACCTGTAATGATCTGGTCTACAAAACTTTTGTAAACATCCTTCTTAAAAGCCCCTATTTTCTTTTTTATTGCTGCGATGGCGGCGTCAATAATTTTGTCGTCTTTAAACCAGCCGAAGATAAGTTCGTCATTTTCTTTGATTTTGTCGATGGAAATCCCAACGATTTTCGGATCGATCTCTTTTAAGACAACATTTTTAAAGAAAGTATCCTCCCGGAACATCTTTCTGGCCTTATCTCTTGATTTACACTTATCATCTTTACAGCCGGCGCTTTTTAACTCTTTATGAATAGAGCCAAGTTGTGCTATCATCTTCGAAACACGAGACATATTATATTGAGCGTCCGCTCTCTTAGATACTGTAACCCCTCCGCTATTTGTAATTCTAAAAGTGTTTTGAAAAATATTAACCTGATTTGATCCTATTACCGTTTCTATTCTCCCCCGGTAGGTCGCTGTTAAATCAACTTGGCCGTTCTTTTTGATTTTAAGATCATAATCCAGCAAACAAAGGGCCACTATAAGATTCATCTTTTCTATATTGGCGATATTTCTGATATCATCTTGTGTGAGGTTCAGGCCGTTTAGTTGTTCTTTTGAGGGCGCCGTATAGCCCATCAATGCTTTTATCTCATAGTGTTTTGGGTTATAAGTTTCCGTATTCCTATCAATTTTTGCCGGGGCCCAAGTGATTAAATCCAAATAACGAAGGCCGCCTTTAGAAAAATGCGGTTCACCAGGAGGGCTAGCTTGTAAATCTTTCAAGCTTTTAAAAGTTAAACTTAATTTACAATTAATATTGTTCTCTATTATACCGTGAGCCTCGCCATTTTGGTCTATGCTAAAAGACTTTAGGCCGATGTTGCGCCAAGAGGGTTTAGTGCTTTCATAGGCCAAGTAGTCTTGCACCGTAGCGGCCGTTTCTTGACCAAAACTATCTGAAAATCTAAATTCTTTATAACAGGGTGTGGGCAAAGCAGCTATTTTAGTATCGTCAACAGGCCCGTCCTCTTGATATAAAGCCTCTTCATAATTAACTTTGTATATTCTAATTTTTGGCTGCATTAAAGACAAGGCAGACGTCTTAATCTTATAAAACACATCAATGTTATCAATGCCCCGCAACTTGTTGACTATTTGTATAGGGTTGCCATTAATTTGTCTAAATGTTTTATACTGAAAGAGGTGCTTGTTAGCTGTGTAATAAGTTGCTGCCTTATCTATATTCCGTGAAAGGATATACTGCTCTAGATTTGAAACATTCCTGTCATCATTGGTGATTTTCTTTTTGTCTTTTACCTTCTGCTTCTTCGCAGAAGAGACTTTGCCCGTGCCGCCGGGAGTTGTAATATCTTTAGCCATCTTAATATCCTATATAAAATAAAACAGTCTCAAGAGGAACTGGTATGTATACCACTTCGCCTAAGCTTAAATGAAATTCAGTAGGTTTTTGATTGTAGAATGCAATGACCCACCACATCTCTGGGTTGTTATAATATTCATCTGCTAATTTAAAAAACCTGTCTCCTGTCGACCATATATGTGTAATACTATTAAATTTAGACATGTCATCAACAGACGGATGCTTGAAGGTGGGTGTATTAAATTGCCTAATCTGATCCATCCCCCTTGTTTTCTTAAGGAACCTCTTATAAACCTCTCGATCATTAAGAAATACTCTTTGGTTTTTATATCTCATTATAGTTTTTCCTATTGCATCCCTGTTTAACCTTTGCTAGCTAGTTGGAGGGGTCTCTATTCCACGATCATCATTTAAATCCTGTACATCTAATTGATCTTTTTTATTNTGTATTGACCCAGGCGCAGCGTTGGCTGTTGCCGGTGGCGACGCATCCTCATATACCGGACCGGATGATGGCATATCTGCTGTATCGCGCACCAAACCAAAATCATATGGATAGCCTGTCGCTCCAAGCCCGCCTCTCCACTGGCCGGTGTTGAAGTCCCAGCCCAATGAATGATCATGGACGATATCTAAATTGCAATTCAACTTCATTAATTTAGGAACGAGAATGTTCTTGCCGGCATTTGTGCTGTTTTCAAAACCTGCTGCTTTTATTAGCCCAAAGTCATCCTGAAAGGGTTTTATACTAACAAACCCCATACTAGTATCATGTGTGACATTCAAACCTTGAATCACACAAAGGATACCTTGGCCATCGCTTGTTGGGGACGATATTAAATTAGCATATCTCACACGAAACAGAGGAGATGCTGCAATAGAAGTTGCGGTGCCAGTCTCTTTATAAGAGGGGTAAAGAGAGGCCATTAACCAACTTAAATTATTTAAATTATCTAGAGCCATGGCTTTAGAACTAGCTGGGAGGGACCAAGAAATACCTATTGTTCTTTTGCTTTTACTCCATATGTAAAATGGATCCGTGCGCCCGAAGGGCTGCTCTGCGGTGTGTGATGATTGAATTTTATCTGACATGCTGTCGATATATGCTATAAACTGAATGATTGGGGGTCTCTTAATGTGCACCGGTATAATTTCTAATAACGTCCCGGCCTCGGCGGGGGCAGAGCTATTAAAATCATTCTTCTTGAACTTAACATTCTGAAAAGTCTGTTTCCCGCCAGCGTGGGCGGCGGTTTCTGTTTGAAAAAATTTAGGCATTTAATTAAATCTCCGCTATAGGCCTAGGTTGACGTTATCTAATACGGCTGTGCCAAAATTTGGATCCAGCTTAAGTTCAAACTCTCCGCCAGGGCCCGGGCCAATACCGCCTGCTTCCTCCAGCATCTCAGTTAGCTTCTTCGTTGCTTTAGTATTTTCTTCAATGGCTTTTGTGCTAGTCTCGGGGGTTAGAACATCCAATACGTTCTGTACTGTCTCTCGCACCGGCCCAACCACATTTTCCACAGTCGGCGTTGGTGCCGGCGTTTCCCCAGCTGGCAACACGCCGGAAGAAGACCCCATATTTGCTAGGCCTTGAGCCATTTCCGTCTGAAGCCCCAGCGCGGCGATGCCGGTGGTGGCCTCGATGACGCCCTTAGCTACACCAAGTGTACCTTTGGAAACATTTTTTATATCCGCGGCCATATTCGCCATTTGTGTAAATGAACCAAGGAGGCCCATAGCTGACTTTTCACTAGACTTGGTCGAATTTCTAACTTTTTCAAAGGCAGCAAACATTGTTTTCGCGCCTTGGCCGGCAGCGACACGAGATTTCTTAACAAATTCTCGAAATGCGCCGCCTGTGCTAGAAAGATTCTTCTGAAGTTTTTCACCAGATGTCATTGTATTTTCAATTTGCTTTTCAAGTTGTTCCTGCGACATTGCCGCGGTATCAATACCAGCAGAAATGGCCTCATAGTCCTCTTTTCCACCCAATAGTTTTCCTGCGGCCTCGACATCTAAACCCAAAGTACTAGCTATGACTTGTTTCACACGGCGATCGGCATCTTCAAAACTTACGCCGGCGGCATCCATGGCTTCTTGAATCATGCTGATCTTATCAGCCGGGTCGGCATGGACTAGAGCATTAACATCTATTAAGGTATCACCCATCACAGCATTAAAAGCTTGAGCGGCGTTTGCGGCGCCTTTAAAGGTATCAAGACGGCCGGCTAATTTGCCTAGTTCGCCCACAGCCATGCCGGTTGCGATCGATTGTGCTTCCAAACCAGCGAAGACCTCAACTGCGCGATCACCGAACTGAGCTAGTGTAGGCATTAAGCCAGTGAAATCTTTCATGGCCTGGCCAACGTTGATACCTAGAGATTTAGACACACTTAACAACGATTTAACAGATTTTGTAGCCTGCATTGGTGTTTGCTTAAGGGACTTGGTGAAAATGTTAAGAGCTTTTGTAGACGTCCCTATGTCAACACCAAGTTTGCCCATCCCAGCAACTAGGTTGGCCGTGAAGGCCGCGGCCTCCGGATGAGCCTCCATGAAGGCCGGCCGGAATAACATAACATTGTTTAAAATGCCCTTCATCGCGTCGCCGGTTTCCTTAGCTGTAATCCCGACATTGATTAACGGCCGTTCCATGCCCTCCGGAAACAGGCCTGGCTTACCCATTGCATATAAAGGATCAAGTGCATAAGTAAAAGTGTCGTATAAATCTTCTGAAAAAAGGCCAGTGGTTTTTGCAATACCTCTGAAATTTTTATCAATTGCTGGGGCCATCCCTGCCAGGCCGGCCTTGATTGCGCCCATGCTAACTTCCATATTTACACCGAACTTAGTCATGGCTAAGGACATAGCAGCAAAATGTGGAGACTGGGCGAGGCCCTGAATCATAAACAAAGCGCCTCTGCCGGCCGAGATTCCCGTGTCCAGACCGGTCTTCAGTGCGTCAGTCACCGTACCAATCTGCATTACAGTATCTTTGCCGCGCTTTCGGGCGTTCTCGATGGCTTTATCAGTTTCAGTATTAGACTCTTTCAGCATCTTGAGCCGGCCTTTCTCGGCCTTCTTACGCTGTTCGGCCGTGGATGCTATGAGCTTCCGAAGCTTCTCTTCTTGTGTCCCCTCTTTCTTTTTAAGTACCAGGATCCTTTTCATGTGTTCTATTTCAGCCTGTAGGGCAGCTTGCTTTTTCTTGTCCGTCTCTCCCTCCGCACGGCGTTTCTGGGCTTCAATATTTTTTTCAGTTACTTCATTAAGATTTTCAAAAAGCTTTGTTGTGTCAAGGAGGGCCATGGCCTGGGTGGTGTTGAGGTCGTCCGAATGTTTGCTTAAATCCTCCATCAGCTGTATTCGCACTCTCAGAAGTTCGTTGAACGCTTCCTGTGTCATGATGTCTTTCTTGTCTGCCATAGCTAGCTTAAACCCTCATCGCTATCTATAAATAGTCAGCAAGATAAAATAAGAAAACCCTATGCGTACAACATAGGGTTTTAACTTTTAGCATTCTCGATTGCTTCTCTTTGAAGATCAAAGTGTTCTCTTAGCTTAGCTAGATACCAACGTCGTAAACCTACCGGTAAATTATAGGCCTCGATGAAGCTCCAGCCGCCGTGAAACTGAAGTATGAAGAACTCTTCATATACAGCTTCCATATACTCTTCACCTAGGCCAAAAAAACTCCGCAGAAAGCGGAACCTCCACTGTTTGTGTTTTTAAACAAGCGTGGCATGCGATGCTCTCAGATAATTCCACTCTTGGTGTCAGAGACGAATATAAATCTCTTAAATACTTCGAGTCGGCGGCCGGCATATTTTCAACAAAATTAATAACGTCACTGTAGCTACTTTTATCATTAACTGCTACGATAAAGGTGGCCAACATGCCAGTAATAGTGTTTGCTCTACTCTCCGAATCATCATCCAAATATTTCTTTTCCTCTTGACCAGTGATCGGCGAGATCGACACCTTCATTTTAGAAATTGGTAATTCTACGTCAAAAGTCTTATGCTCTTCGCTAAAAATAACATTGTTTTCATGTAAATATCTCTCGTCAAAACAATTGCCTGTAATCTCTGCTTCTTTTAAGTCATAAACAAACTCTATTCTGTTTGTGCACGAGACACACGGTACAGATGCGTTATACTCATTACCATATCCAGAAATTCTAGCTGCTATTATAATGGCAGTCTTATCAGCCAACAGTAGACTGATTGGATCAACATCTTCAACAATCAAACTCTCCAAAAGACGATCAATCATGATGCCTTTTTTAATTAAAGCTTGCGAAGACAGTATATCCTCATCTTTAGCCGTCATAAACTTAATTTCAACCGTTTCTTGGTTAAAAAGTGGGTGTCCTTCGGGATAAAACACCCCTTTGGACGGCAGCTCAACAAATTCAGTCGGGACCACATAAGCCAAATTGGCTGACGATGCGGCAGCAGGCTGGGGGCGAGCTTGGGGCCCCGTGCGCCTCTGATTATTTCTCATTTATGCCTCTCTTTTTCTCTATTGACCTAAAGGTACTCCACCTTCTACAGATGTATACGTAGCATAATCATAAGTGATATCGACAGAAATGTTAACAATTTCTTCACTACCATAATCCAGGGAGTCACCAAACTTGACACTCTTCAAGAACGCGTTCTTCAGCGTCCACTCTTCGACAACGTTTGTTGCGTCGACTGGGCCGGCGAAATCGCCGGGGTCAGCGCCGGCGGGAAGAATTATTCCGCCGCCGTCCAACTGTTTAATTGTTACCTCGCCAATAGTGGCGTGTGTACCGACCTTCGTGACACCAGTCATTAAGTTGGCCTCAGAAATCGGAGCAACATAACCGGAGTTGCGAAGTGCGTTATAAAACTTTGAACCGATATTTGGCTCAACCGCGTCAATAAAGGTAACTGAAACATCTGACCACTTTACAACACCAGGAAACTTAAAAACATGATTTAAAACATTGTGCTCTTTAATAGCCATATCGTAAGACGGCTTTGCGGCGGTCTTCGCCATGAAAGTTAAATTTGATAATTCCGAAAAGGTAACCAAAAAGCGGAAAGCCCTTTTTGGTTGAAATCCTCCCACGTTTGTATCTGAAAAGAATGCCATGTATTTAGTCTCCTGTTACTATTATAATTAGTGTTTTAAAAAATTAATCGTCAAAAGAAGCCCCGCTCCTCGTGATAATAAAGTCAAGTGCGATAAACTCGATGGCCCGGGCAGGCTTCAAGAAAATCTTTGCATACATGATGTTTCTGTCAACCAAATCAGGCGTCGTAGTAGAATCATCAAGCATGACCTTGAAATCAGTCAGGCCGTGGCCGGCTTTTATGCCCTCAAGGAAGGGAATTACACGGCCCTTGAAGCGGTCCCAGGTAGCCTGGATGTTCTGGTCAAAGAGAACTTTAGAAGCGATTCTAGAAATCTCTTTCTTTGTATGAATAAGAAGTCTTCTCACATTAATCCTGTCCAGAGCAGAAGGAGTAACCTGCAAGGTCTTCTGACCAAAGATTACAATGCCCTCAGCCGGGAACGTAGCAATCGGATTGATATTTGCGTCATACAGCTTATCTCTGTTATCAGAAGTCAAGCGTTGTCTAACGCCAACCACTGGAAGTCCTGCAGAGCCTTCGCTTAAGCCGCCTCTAGTAAATCCAGCAGGAGCGAACCACACCGCAGATTTGCGCTGCGCACTTGAGAAGGTACCCAGTGCAACCACTGAAGGTGGCACATAAAGCATGCTGTCAGAGAAGATATCGCGAATCTTCACAAACGGATAGAAGGTGCAGCCATAACTAGAGTTGATGGCCATGTCCTTAAATTCGTTTGTCACCGCAGTCACAGACCCCAGGTTGCCGCTATCCGTATCCCCGTCGGCGCGCTCGTGTGGCGGCTTATAGTTGCCTGCAAGGTCAATAACCGCTAAAGCATCTCCTCGCTCTTCCGCGGCGTTGACTAATTGAGTATTGAGGCTCGTGTTGGTGATACCAGGCATTGCAACCAAATCATACTCCAAAAAGTCTTTATCGGCAGCCATATCTACGGCCTTCTTGAGGCTGTAATATGTGCTGTTGGCAGCAATTGTCGAAGTATCCATATAGCTATTTCGAAGCGGATCAGGCTCGGTTACATCAAACCCATCAAAACCACCGAAGACCGGGGAAGTAAATCTATCAAACCCAGTATCTGAACCGGTTAAGACATAGAATGAGCCAGATTTAGCAGACCAGGACGTTCCGTCGGCGCGGGAGCCAGAAGCATGAAACCCGTGATCTGTCGCACTTCCGGCGCACTGCTTAACATCTTCCAGGGTGAATGCCCAAGAATACTGCGTGTTACCAGAAGAAGGATTTCCTAACGGGTCCAATGCTGCCGGCATGCCTCGGAACAGATCTAAATTGGTTTTATCAAATCTCTTTGTTCCCTTAACGGAAGAGTTATAACCGAAGTAAGCTTTATTAGCAGTTACCATATTACCTTCTGAAGAAGAGACTCTTAATCTCGCAGTCGGGAATTTTATAGAGGCTGTAAAAGCGTTGGTCGTGTATACCAAATGGTCTGACCCTATTCCAGTGACAGTATACTGGCCAGGAAATGAGCCACTGCCATCAGCGAGGAGCGACTGGGTTGAGCCAGAAATAATTTCATGAGTTGCCGGAACCAAAGGACCATACACACCCATTGGCAAAAGGCCTTCGCCCTCAGCATTGGCAATCGCGTCCGAGACCTTAACACGAATATATTGTGAGCGGTTGTCGTTATCACCAAATTCACGAACAACGTTGTTCGTACTATCGAAATCGTAGTGTTTATCTCCAATCACTCTCCCAATATATTTAGGCGATGTGGGCCTTAAGTCGACGCCAGAGAAGCGCTCCAGCACGGTGGGGTTATTGTCACTATCGGCGGAGGCGCGGACGACAACAGAAAAGGTGCCGTATTGATTGTACTTATCCGTGGGTGGCTTGATGTCTTGAATAGAAATCTTGATGTCGCGGTTTGCAACCTCACCGTTGCCCGGGTCCTGGGTGCGTCCAGCGCCACCGAGAGCGTAAAAACGGAATAACTTTTCTACATGTGAAGTAGGGTCAAAGTTCGCAGTCGTCCCGCCTCGGGTGTCTTGCGAGAAGAACCACTGCGTGCCGGCAGCTTTTGCCGCCTGTTTATGATTGGCCCATTTGTCAACTGCAGTGCTCGATCCCTCAAGAGCCAAAATCGTTCCTAGGAAGTTCGAGCTATCCGTAGCCAAAGTACCGGTGATAGCAAGCTTGCTATTTTCACCGTTTCTTAGGTTGGACTCAAAAGTTTCTCCAAGCCAGTAACCGACAGTCGAGCCGGCGGGGGTTACATCTGCGTTTGTCAAAGTGGGATTAGTGTTAAAGACTTTACGAATAAAGTTGCTTGAATCGCGGTCGAAGCTAAACTTNGCAGTCTTCTCAGCGGCCGCGGCGCTATCTAAAACCTTGGCAGTGAAGCTTAAACCACTATCACTTTTAATCCAGGTTGCAGCAGAGCCCGCGATTGTGGTTGCCTCTCTGGACGTTCCGTCAAGAACGACAGCGCCGTTGTTAACATACCAGACAGCAGCAAGGGTACCCGTAACAGCAGGGCCGGATCCGCCGGAGAAGGCGCCGTCGGCGCCGGATGCGCCGTAGGCCACGGTGACGCCTGCAGGAGCCGTGACATCTGTGTTACCACCAACCCCTNNAGTGTCCTGAGTCAACGTAAAGGATGTTTCGCTAGTGTACGACGCAGGAGTGAGTGTCATGTTCAGTGCGCCNTCGGCTCTGGCGGCCTCTAAAGCAATATGTAGAGCTTGAGTGGCCTTTGCCGCGGTGGTGGCTAGTGCAGTACCAAAAGTCCAAGCATTACCAGCCCCCGTGGGCGCTTGATTATAGTTCATACTATTGCTAGTAGTGAATGTTAATGTGTCTCCATCAGCATTTATCAAGGTTAATATTGTGCTGTCCTCGTCCTCAAGCGCGTCGGTGCCACCGATTACAACAGTCGCTGCAGCGGTACCAGNGTATCCATCCGGATTTGGAATAACNAACAAACCATAAGCACCNCCAGTCGAAGAAGCATCCGTACCGTGAGAAGTTTCAGTTCCACTAGAGTTTTTAGTACTCCAGCCGGCCTTACCTTTAAGGGTATCGGCGGCAGTCGATGCATCGTCGCCCAAAACACGGAAAACAGTGCAAGGTGAGTTATTTCTTAACCAAGCCTGCGCTGCATAAGCAGCATATGTAGGAGCGGTCGCGGCGCCGGTTCGCCAAATATCGCCGGCCGCATTGCCGGCTGAAGGGTACCCGAAGAGAGAGACAAATTCTTTAAACGAATTAACCTTTACAGGTCTGTTGGCTGGTCCTTTCGTAAAACGACCAATGATCATCGGGCCCATACGCTCTGGTAGGGCTGGTATGCCTGATTCATCAATCTCGTTCAGAAAGACCCCAGGTGAAATAAATTTAAACTTGTCAACTCCCATGTTTTTGCTCCTCAATGTTAAGCGAGTTCATTTTTGATGAACTTTTTCTTTAATAAATAGTCTTGCTTATTCACAAAATCCTTTAAAATCTAAATTGGCCGTCTTCATCCTGAACAACGATTCTTTCTCTGGCAAACCTTATTTGCACAGCATTTTCTCTTCGGACGACGCGTGGTTGTTTTTGATTCTTGTCGTCGCCAATAAGATAACCAAATACATTCATATTAATTGTTGTTTCATATTTCCTTTCTTCTGCCTGATAATTAGATATATTATTGTCTATTGTATAGTCTTCTTGAATGAAGGCCTCATATCTATTTGAGTTATACTCAACTATAACCATCTTATGTGCATTGGAGGCTCTTATAAAAGGAGCAAGCAGCTCATTCATTTGCTGCTGATATTCAGTCCTCAAAACAATTTTATATCCAACATCAACGTAAATCGGTATTGGGATTGTTAAAGTATCATAAACAATTTTTTTGTTTTTCTTGTTGCGATATATTGGATAATTCTTTTGGCCCCTTCGACGATGAGAGTCAGCATTAGCAAAGTTTCTAGTTTTGTCTTGATTGATGACCTTATTTATAGTTAAATAACCGCCCTTAAGGTCACCAACAGGGTCGACCTTCGCATATGGAATTACCCTGCTCTTTTCATCTTTTTTAACCGAGTCGCGTTCAATAGAAATAACCGGAAGGATAATCATTCCGGCCTTATCTCTGCGAATATCATCATCTTTAATGTTGTGTGCTCGCTCAGAGCCAGACCAAATAACTGGAGTTTTTCGGAAGCCCTTGTTTGAGCTTGTTTTTAAGTCCATTGTCTCATCGACAAATTTATACACCGCAAAATCAATATCTTCTAAATTAGATTTAAACCTCGGGACATCGCGAGAGGTCTTTTCTTCGTTAAGAGCCATCGAATAAACCCTCCCGTGACTTTATGCACTCTGCTGATATTTCTATTCTACGATCCGCCTGGCCGAAAAGTTCTTTTGGTTGTTTTAAAGTCGTTATTTCATAGTATCCGCTTCCATAAGCAATAAAATCTCCCTCGCGAACAAATAAGTTTTGATCCTCTGTTAATCTTCTCTTGTGAAAATGGGCTATCAACTTTGTTACCTTGTCAATACCGTATTTATCCGTTCTAGTTTCTTCACCTTGAAACTCAATTAAGGCGTGGACTCTTATCGGGGGCAAAAATGTTTTCACTATCGCCTCATTATATAAAGGATGGAAACTGGTGTGCTCCAAATCAATAGGATAGTATGCAACAACCTGGCCAATTACTCTTTCGATTAATTCATCATTGACTTGTTTAACCAAGTCTCGTTCTTTTTCACCAAGAAAAAGAGGTGGAGGCGGACTCGTTGGCTGGGACCATTTATTTTTTTCACTCGCCATTTTAAGTTATCCTACGTATACGAAGTAAGGGAAGGTTTTAGCCACCTCGTTGGTGTTGGTTGTAATGTTCTTTTGAATTTCTGTAATTTTCTCATACGTCAACTCGTCAAGAACCTTTTGTAGTTCCTCTCGAAGCAACTTTTGTTCTGCTTCGGCCGAGGTGATTAAGTCTTTGCCATTTAAAGTAACGCTGTCGCCAGGAATCGGAATTGCACCGAATTTAGATCTAATCTGACCAAGAGTCTCTTTTGAGAGAGCAAGAGCAAACCTGCGAATCCATTGTTTACCAACTGAGTTGATATTTTTAAACGGCAGGTTGGCCAATGGCAATGTACTCATATTATTAACACCCTCAACGCCACTTTCTCTATCACTTTGCTCTTCCCATGGGTCGTCGTCAACAGAGAATTCGAACCATATTTTTTCTTGGCTCATGCTAGAGGGTATTGGGAAAATTTTTAAATTATTATTTTTTATCTCGTAAGAATAATGAGAATTTCTTGTGTAGATAGAGTCTTCGTAGGCCATTGCTTGCAGTTTATTATGCCAAGGGGGGATAACCTCCCAAGTTGAATCGTCCGCATACATACCATACGTCGACATATTGCCAACAGCGTTCATTCCTCCATAATAACCATAAAACCTCCACATTGCATGAGGAGTTCTATAATATACTCTGCGAATATTGACCCGGTTATTACCTACTTTGTTATAAAATAAAGAATCGCTATCAGTTGCAGAGCTTGAAATAATAGATTGCAAATCGTAATCTTGCTGTGATCGTGTGGTGTTGAATGAAGCAGAATAAATTGGAATTGTGCCCCCTAAACCAACCTCAGTCGCCGCAAGGTCCATGGCCCTCTTGCTATATCCCAACTTAAATTTGGGAAACTTAGTCTCTACATTATCAGTCTTTGAGTCGTCTGTTCTTTGGCCGTCCGAGTCAAATGTGCCTGTTGTTGCGCCGAGGGAACTATGAAGTATATTCTTTGTCTGATGGACATTAACAATATAAGAATACTCTAATACAGCCTCTTCGTAGGCAGCATAAATATTGCCAACTGTCAACTCAATATCTAATACATCGCCTCCAAGCTTCTTATACGTGTAAGTAACCTGGTCAGCTGCGCCAGTTATAAAGTTATTATCATATAGATCGGCGGTGGTGGTGACATATAACCCAAAAGGATAATGTGTAGTTGTGCCGGCACCATCAGTGCCCGTTCCGAGGGCTCCTGTCGCGGGCAGTCTGACTGCTGATGTCTGTGAGCTTGGTGTTAAAGTAGGAACTGCCATTCAATTAAGTCTCCTTATCACTATAAATAGTTGGGAGACTTTGTTTTATCCTTCGGAGCTTGACTTACATAAAACAAAACCCCACATTGAAATTCCAAGGTGGGGTTTTTCTCACTAACTTTGTTAGTTTACTTTTCTTTTTTCTTATAAATCTTGGGCTTGATAGAGGCCTTCTTCTTTGGTGCAGGTTTAGCTGCTTGCCTCGCGGCCTCTTTCTTTTTACCATTTACAACCATTGCAGGCATAATATTAATCTCCTTTTATTAACTTTCAACCACAGCGTCGGCGCCGGTGGTGACCTCAGTTATAATTTTGCTATCAACAGTATACCAATGATCGCCATCGCTGACCAATTCAAGATAAGAGCCGGGGTGTATATCGGTGACTAACTGAATTTCGTCATGTGAACTACCATTCAACTGGTTAACCACCATGGCGTTGGATGCATCGTCATCACCATTATCGAATTGAATAACTGTTCCCTTAATAAGTTCACTAACTGAGGCTGTTTTAATTATACGGGATCCGAAAGTATCTTCAAGAGTCCAAACAAATTTGAAATACAACCCCTTTTTTGCAGTTGGCAGTGTACAAGTTTTATTTGAAGTAGCCATAACAACGTCAATTAAGACAACAGCGCCGCTGTCAGTCTCGACAAAAGGGTGTGTAGAAGAAGTCCATGATCTGGTAGCATTGGTACCATCAAGCGCGGTTGATGAATCCAAATCTTGATTTCCCCAAGTCATATATCTTAGTTTATGTGGATCTAATGCTGGTCTTACTTTGCTCATTGTTTNTAAACTCCTTAATATTGTCTAGGAAAAGACATGTCTTAATGTTGCTATATGTTGACCGGTGATATACCAGTGCGATCCATCTGATGTGCAATCAATCATGGTACCAGGTTCAATGTTGGCTGCAAGGGTTAAGATGCGGTCACTGGAGAGGTCTGGGTACTGAGTGGAAGCGCCTGTTTGGACCATAGCCTTCGTTACGTCGGCGCTGTTGCTGTCATAAAAAATAACACGACCTTTAAACAGCTCGGCGGCCGCGCTGGTTTGGATTACCGTGCTCGCAGCGTCCTCCGCCACACCAAATACAAATCGGAAATAGGCTCCTTTTGATCCCGGGACGCCGGCGACAGCTGGTAAAGTTATGGTACGAGTTGCAGACGCGGCTGCAGTGAAAATTACAGTTGCGCCGGACTCCGGTAGAGAAAAAGCCTTGCTGGTGTCACCATGAGTTATAACCTTTAATCTTGAACTTTGAGTATTTGCTTTTTGTGATCTTGCCATTTCTAATTAACTCCTAAAATTATGATGTTGCAACGGTGACACCAGTTGGTGACCCAATGGAGTGATTTTCCATCGAATACCATTCTGAGCCGTCTGAAATAAATGTGATATACGTGCCATCGTACATATTGTTCCCGTAAGTGATAGAAAGATCGTCGGTGCCGTTCAAAAGACCGGCGGCGGCGACAATATCCTGACTGTAATCGGCGGCGTTTGAATCCCAATGGAAAACATGGCCATTGAGAAATTCTCCCGATTGTGCTACAATTTTCCAAGTATTTCCTGATTCGCGCGCCATAAAAAGAATTCTGACCCAAGCCCCCTTGGAGGCAGAAGGTAAGGTGATTGTTCTATTTCCTGTATCGGCCGTGATTATATAAGTTTCACCGCTTTCAAGACTGGTGGCGGATGTTCCACCTTGAGGGCTGGAGTCTCCGGTCAAAGTACTCATTGTCTTGTTAGCCGTTCCGTCTAAAGTTTCGACTCTTCGTCTAGATGCATTAAGAAACGGTCTTCCTGCTTTAGCCATAATTTTTGTCTCCTTAAATTACCGGCAAGGGAGGTCTTGCCTGCTCATACTATAAATAGTGTATATACCATTTAAAAACCAAAAAATCTCAAAAATTGATGACGATATTTTTTTGGCCAACTCGTATTTTGATATTAAAAAACCCGCCAAGAGAGAACTCAAGGCGGGTTTAACTTAGATTACTCAGTAAGCAGACTTAGCTGCCAGACTCACCAAGCAAACCGCGAACCACGACGAGGCCGTACATATCAGGACGGACCATCTTCTTGGCATAACGGGTCATGACACCCTTACGCGGCACGAAGTCTTCCGTACCAAAGATGGTAGGCGTGACCTGCAGCGGCACGTATGGAGCGTACACATAGCCACTCTCCAAGAAGCTGCCGCCCTTGCGGCCCACGAGCAGGAGGTTACGAGGGAAGTATGGATCAACCCAAACGTCCCACTTCTTACTCATGCTACCGACGTTGACAGCACCAACGCTGCCCTTATCGGCATCAGCAGTAACGCTGGCGCGGAATCCAGAGGTAAACTCAAGGATGTTCGCAACTTCAGGTGAGGTCACCAGGAAGTTCGCGCCACCGCGGAGAGTCTTTCTGTGGATCTGAGCAGACACGTCATTAATAGTCTCAATGAGAGTCTCATACCACTCGCTAACCGTACCGGTGAAGTCCGGGGCAGCTGCTGTGGCGCCAAGCTCAGCACCAGTTGTGCGGTCTACGAACAAGCCAGGCGAACGCGACCAGTAATACGTACCAGCAGTGCCACCCTCAATAAGGTCGTGAAGAATCTCACGATCGATCTCAAGGGCAATGTGCTCCGAGAGAATCTGCGTAAGCTCAACTTCCGCATCGAGGTTGTGATAGGCATTGAGGTCCTGACCAAGCTCGGGCGACCACTTCGCCTTGAGCTTTTTGGTCTGCGCCGTAACAGCGATCGACTCAACTCGAATATCGATTTCGGCAATCTCATTCTTGCTGGTGTTATCACCATAGTTGCCAGTGCCGGTCTTGGGCTCTTCAAGTGGCCACGGTGTTGAACCAACAACAGAACCGACAGCATCTCCAGTGCCAAAGACATCAGCAACAGGGTATGTTCCTGTAAGTGCGCCGATGGTCCCGATGGCACTAGTATCGCCAGAATAAACAGTAATGGTAACAGTGTCACCGGAGATACTAGTCAAGCGACGGACGATGCTCGGGGTATTAGCCACGGCGACGCCGGCGGTGGTGGATAATCCAGCACCAGACTCTTGAATGGCACCAACAGCGTCCTTGTTAANATCACTAGGGGCAGTAAAAGTATGCTGCTCGACATAGTGAGTTGGGTTACCAAGAAGATCGGGATCCCAACGAACAAGCTTCTTCTGTGCATCGGTGAGCGAGGAGATCAAAGTGCTATCCA